GAGTTAGCTGATGAAATGGCTCCAGAAGAAGTTGAACCAATGCCAGAAGCACCTATGATGAATGCTCCTGTAGCCCAAGAGTTTAATGGTAAACAACATCTAATGGCTTACTTACAAGAAGATGAAATTAAAGCCCTACAGGAAGCAGGTAGAGGATTAGATGAAAACGGTGAGCAAATGCTAAGTCCAGAAGGTATCCCAGTGTTTTATGATGCTGACGGACATAGCCCAGATGAAGTAGATTCTCCTGGAGATGGTCCTGGAGGTGCGCCTGGAGATACTCCTGGTCCAGACAATGAAGTAGGAGATCCAGGAGGATCATCACAAGATGAGACAGAATTTAAAGAACTATCTAAAGAAATTAAAGAAGAACTAAGCCCAGAAAAAGAAGATAAAACCTATGTAGCTGGTGTAGGATTTATTGATAAGTATATTAAAGAACGTACTAGCAGACCTAACCCACTACAAGGTAAACCTGCCTATGCTGTAGCTACTGCTGCACAAGGTGGATTAATGAGAACTCCAAGTTATGTAACAATGCATCAGGGTGGTACAACTACTACTGTACCTGAAGGTCCAATAATGGGATTTAATAGGTTTCCTCCAAATGATCCTAGAAATGAAGATGCTGAATTTGGTACTCCTGAAAGTATAGAGGAATATTATGGAAGTTTAGATGATCCATCTCCAAGTATTGAAGGAGGTATGATGTCTCCTCCAGAACCTGCACCACAACAAGGTTTTTATAGTGGAAAGCAAGGACAAAACTTTTTAGATATTATAGGTGAATTAGATTTAGGTAATCAAGAAGATATGAGAGACAAGTTTAAAGGAAGTCTTAAACGGTACGATGATGGTTCTTATGATATAGAAGAAGGATCTGAATTAGCTTCTGCAATTAGTAATTTTAGAAATGCAGAGGGTGAATTAACTGATCCTCAAAACGCTGTATACATTGAAGGAGATAGAAAAGGTCAACCTATAGATAAACAAGCTAAAGGTTATCTAACAGAATCAGCAATTGAAAGACTTACAGACGATTACGCACAATAAATAATACTATTTTTGTATGGCTACCTGTTACCCTTTACAATAATGTAGAGCCACTAATAGCCCCAATAAGGAGAGTAAAATGTCAGACATGACTGTAGAACCAACACGAGTAACTACGATGAAATATCGTAAAAATACAATAGAAGATGAAGAAAAAGAAATAGAAGAACTAGAGAAACAACGAGCAGGATCAGAAGAAGAGGTAGAAGCCGAGCCTGAACATCCAGAAGAAAAGACGTTTAAAAAGCGTTATGGAGATCTTAGGAGACATCTACAAAAGAAAGAAGATGAGCATAGAAAAGAAGTTATGGCTGTTAGAGATCAGCTATCTAAACTTACTAAGACTCAGGTAAGGCTCCCTAAAACTGATGAAGAAATAGAAGATTGGGCTAATAAGTATCCTGATGTAGCTAAAGTAGTAGAAACTATTGCTACTAAGAAAGCTAGAGAAAGCACTAAGGATATAGAGGAAAGGTTATCCTATATAGCCGAAAAAGAACAAAAAGTAAATAGACAGGCTGCTGAAACTAAATTAAGCAAATTACATCCAGATTATGATGAGCTTAGATCTAGTTCAGAGTTTCATGAATGGGCCGAAAAACAACCCAAGATGATACAACAAGCTCTCTATGAAAACGATGATGATCCTGAAGCTGCTGCTAAAGCGATCACATTATATAAATTAGAAACTGCTAACGATAGAGGTGAATCTAACCCTAAAGAAGCAGCTAGAACAGTTAATACTCGTAGGAGAACATCAGAACCTACTGGTAATAATAAAACAAAGTGGTCTGAATCCAAGGTAAGAAAACTTTCTGGACAGCAATGGGAAAAGTTCTCAGATGAAATACAGGAAGCTATATCTTCAGGAAACTTTGATTATGACGAAAGTGGTGCTGCTAGGTAATTTTTTACTTGACAAGTATTTTTCAATATGATATAATACGCCATCACTTAATAGAGTTTATTTACCCCTTTTATTAGGACAACTAAATAAACTCTCACTACCCATAAGTAAAAGGTACACCATTTTGCATTGGCCCCTTATGGATACCCAAGAATAAATGCCCCTGAACTTATTTATAGCCAACATAGGAGATAATTAATGGCTTTTAAAACAGCTGCTGGTTATGGAAACCTGTCGAATGGCAACTTCTCACCTGTAATTTACAGTAAGAAGGTTCAGTCGGCATTCCGTAAGACTAGCATATGCGAGGACATCACCAACAGTGATTACTTTGGTGAAATCGCAAATTTCGGTGATACAGTGCGTATCATCAAAGAACCAGAAATCACAGTCAAAGAGTATGCTCGTGGAACTCAAGTAACTCCACAAGATCTTGAAGACGATGATTTCTCACTAGTTATCGACAAAGCTAACTACTTTGCTTTTAAAATCGATGACATTGAAGAAGCTCACTCTCATGTGAACTTTGAGTCAATGGCAACTGATCGAGCAGGATATCGCTTGAAAGATCAGTTCGACATGGAAGTATTAGGTTACTTGACAGGTTTCAAACAAGCTACACTTAGCTCTGTTGCTGGAACTGCTAGAGTAGCTGCTGATAAATCAGGTACTGATCCTATTGCAGGAGCAGCAGCCAACGGTTTGTTAGCTTCTATGTTAATTGCTCGTGACAGCTTTGTTTCTGGTGGTGCTGCTACCGACTCAATAGCTCTACATCCAGACGGATCTACTGGTGAAGCAACTCCTTTGGAAGTGCTAAACCGTATGGCTCGTTTACTCGATCAGCAAAATGTTGACCGTGATGGACGTTGGGTTGTTGTCGATCCAGTATTTGCTGAACAGCTTAATGACGAAAACTCCAAACTATTGAACAATGACTTTGCTTCAGGTGATAAAGACATTCTTCGTAATGGTCGTATCATTTCTGGCATGGTTCGTGGTTTCAGAGTTTATATGTCAAACAACCTTCCTTCAGTAGGAACAGGTCCAGCTACCATTGATACTAATGGTTCAAGCGCACATTATGGTGCTATTGTTGCTGGTCATGACTCTGCTGTTGCAACTGCTTCGCAGATTGAAAAGGTTGAATCTTATCGTGACAATGACAGCTTTGCTGACATCGTTCGTGGTATGCATCTGTATGGTCGCAAAGTTCTTCGTCCTGAAGCACTTGTTCGCGCTCACTACAACATAGCAGGTTAAGGGGAATAGATCATGGCTACTTATGATATGACAAGCTCCTCTACTACAGGTGTAGGAGCAGATAGCGTTGCGCTTCTTCCAGGTCAAAACACCCACCATTTCATGTACAATGTTGAGGCTTATCTTGACATTGATGATATGGTTGCAAAAGGATACTCAGGAGCAGATGGAGATATCTTTCAACTTCTAGAAATACCAGCAGGAGTACTTGTACTTAACGCTGGTGCAGAAGTTATGAAAGCATTTAACTCTTCTGTAACTGCTGATATCGACTTTGCAGCAGGTGATGACATTATTGATGGTGCAGACGTAACATCAACAGGTTTCTGTGCAGCAGGTACAAACGGTCAAACTAACACAGTTGTTGGTTCAGCCGCTTCAACCTATACACAATTTGTATCAACTACTGATACAATTGATGTTTTGTTAGCAGGAGCAGCACCTTCTACAGGAAGGATTCGTGTCTATGCTACACTCATTGATTGCAATGAAGCTGGAGCAGAAGCATCCTCCGCTGCGAGAGATGCATTAGCATAAAGTATTGTGGGGTAGTTTCTTTAATTAGGGCTACCCCCTTCTTTAATTTGGGCGAGATATGGCTACAACATTCTTAACATTAGTTAATGATACACTAAGACGTTTGAATGAAGTTGAGTTAAGTTCAACTGATTTTCCAAATGCTTCTGGTTTTCGCGCTCAAGTTAAAGATGCAGTAAATGCTTCCTTACAAGAGATCTCCCAAAAAGAATTTGAATTTCCTTTTAATTTTAATTCTGCTTCTCTAACATTAGTTGCAGGTACAGCAGAGTATAGTCTTGCTGCTGATTTTAAAATAGCAGACTGGGATAGCTTCCGTATTGCTAAAGACGATAGTATTAATGCTGATGCTAAAATATTAAAATTAATAAACTATGATACATTTCTAAGTAGGTTTTATCAAAGAGATGGTAATGCAACATCAGAAGAATATACAACACCTGTATATGTATATAGAACCTTATCTAATAAAGCTGGATTTACTCCCATACCTGATGTAGCATATACGGTAAATTATAACTACTTTGCTTACTCCTCTGATTTATCTAGTGCTACAGATACTATGACTGTTCCCGATCAGTTTAAACACGTTGTTATAGACGGTGCATTATATCACACTTATATGTTCAGAGATAACTCACAACAGGCAGCTATAACCAAACAGAAGTTTGAAGAAGGTATAGATCGTATGCGTACATTGTTAATTAACAGATTTACTGATGTAAGAGATACGAGAGTAGGGAGACTTCTTGCAGTTCCACATGGTAATCTATAATGGCTGATGCGTTAAAAGACGTAACGGTATTATCTCGTGGTGGTTTATTTACAAACGAGGATGCTTTAGCTCTAGCTGGATCTAATCCAGGCGCAGCAGTTCGTATGTTAAATATGGAGATATCTCAATTCGGTGGTTATAGAAGAATTAGTGGATATGCAGACTACGACTCAAACTACGGTACGGTTGCTGGTTCTGGTAACGTAATAGGTTTATGGATACTAGAAGGTGTACCCTACGCAGCTAGAAGAAACTTAAAAGATACTACAGGATTACTAGGCACTAATCCTTTTACAGTTACTAGTGGTAGTCCTACAATAACTGTAGTGCATACTAGTCACGGTTTATCTGTAGGAGATAGAGTAACATATTCAGACTCTCATACATTTCACGGAATTACTCTTAATGATGTAGAAATGGTTATTGCCTCTGTAATTGATGCTAATAGTTATACAGTTAATTTTACCTCTAATGCTAGTTCTGGGGGTTCTGGTGGAGGTAGCTCAGTAACATTTACAGCAAACAATGGAACTCAGACACTAGGGTCTAATCCTTTTAGCGTATCCAATACAAGTGCTACTATAACAGTTGCACATACTTCACATGGATTAGTTGTAGGAAACTATGTAACTTTTTCTGGAAGTGATGCAATAGGTGGTATTACTCCTAACTCTGTAGAGATGCAAGTTGTTACAGTTCCTGATGCAAATAGTTATACCGTTACCTTTACATCCGCTGCTACTTCTACAGTTAGTGGTGGAGGTGGGTCTTCAGTAACAGCAAACTATAGTAAGTTCTACAGTGTATGGAAATATACATCTACAGGATGGACAACAGTAGTATCAAACCTATCATCTGTCAATGTAGATAAACTAAGACACAATACAAATTCATTTACTGGTACTGAGGCAGTTATAATATGTGACGGTGCTAATAGTCCTAGTAAATTAAGTGGATCAACATTTACGGTTCATCCAACAGGAGGAGATTACAATCCTACAGGTGCTTCTTTTACTACTGATTTTAAAAATCATCAGTTCTATGCTGGATTTCCTACGACAGGATTAGGTCCAAACATACTACTATTTAGTGAGCCTAACGATGATGACGCATTTACCAACAGTGGTGGATCAGGTAATATCAATGTTGGATTTAATATTACTGGACTAGCAAAGTTTAGAGATGCACTATACATATTTGGTAAAACTAAAATAAAAAAATTAACAGGATCAGTAAAAGCAGATTACATTTTGTCAGAAGTAACAGACAATATTGGATGTATTGCTACTGACAGTATTATTGAGTTAGGTGGTGACGTATTATTTCTAGCATCAGATGGTATACGTCCTATTCAAGGTACTGCTAGAATTGGTGACGTTGAGCTTGAAACTGTCTCTAAACCTGTACAACAATTATTACAAGACTTACCTAATACACATAACTTAGCTAATATGACATCTGTTGTTATTAGAAATAAATCTCAGTTTAGATACTTCTTTCCTTCGACTAGTACAGCAGCAGCAGATACAGCAGGTATAATAGGTGGACTTAGATTTGCAGATAGAAGAGTAGGTTGGGAGTTTGGTGAGTTATTAGGTATAAGGGCATTCGTAGCCACTAGTGGTTTGATAAACGATGTTGAAGTTGTTCTTCATGGAGATTTAAATGGAGAAATATATAGACAGGAATCTGGTAGTACATTTGACACTTCTGATGTTGTAGCTGTTTATGCAACACCTTTTTTATACTTTGACTCAACAGAAAAACGAAAGATATTTCAACATATAACATTATTTACCAGACCAGAAGGATCTTCTACAATAAACTTAGGTATAGCATATGATTGGGATGATCCAAATGTACCTGATCCTACGACATATTCTTTAACAACAGCAGGATCATTATCAAGGTATACAACAACAGGTAGTACCTATGATGCTACATTTACATACGATGGATCTACTAGTCCTGTACTAGAGTCCAATATACAAGGATCGGGTAGGGCGATCTCATTAGCTATAACATCAACAGGAACTCAGGCTCCCTATAGTATAGCAGGTTTCTCAGTAACATATCAAGATGCAGGATACAGATAATGGCAGGATATACCAGACAATCTTCAGCACAAATAGTTAGCGGTGAGGTTATATCAGCAGCACCACTTAATGCAGAACTTAACCAAGTTTTAGCAGCTTTTGATGAATCTACAGGTCACTCACATGACGGTACATCAGCAGAAGGTCCACCAGTAGATAGAATAGCTGATGCTGATCAGAATAACAAGATACTTATAGATACATCTAATGATCATATTGAGTTTTATACACAAGTAAGTTCTTCTTCTGTACAACAAGTTCATATTGCAGATGGTGCTATACTTCCTACAACTAGTAATGATATTGATTTAGGTAGTGCATCGTTACAATTTAAAGACTTTCATCTTGATGGTACTGCTAAAGTAGACACTCTTACAGTTGATGATAATGCTACTATAGCTGGTACATTAGGCGTTACTGGTGCGCTTACTGGAACAAACATAACTGCCTCTACTGCATTCCTACCTGATGCATCTGATGGTGCTGCACTAGGTACATCATCATTAGAATTTAGTGATTTATTTCTTGCAGACGGTGCTGTAATTAATTTGGGAGATGACCAAGATGTTACTCTTACCCATGTTGCTGATACTGGAGTACTTCTTAATTCTACTAATAAGATACAGTTTAATGATGCTTCACAATTCATTCATGGCTCTAGTGCTACTGTTCTTTCTCTTGGAGCTACAGATGAGATTGACCTTACAGCTACTGCAATAGATATAAATGGTACAGCAGATATTAGTGGTAATACAGCCGTAGGTGGAACACTTACTTCTACTGGTAAGATTACTGCTGATGCTGGTATTGATATAGATAACTTTAATA